TTGTCTACAAGTTTTATTGTTTGTAAAATTATTTATAATGTTTCTATTTATAAAAAATATAACAGAATTGCTAAAAGAATATGTGCTTTCAGTGAAGCAAACCATTGTTTTGTAAGTTTACAAGTTAATAAACACTATTATTTTATTAAAGATAATGGGATAAGTGCAAATAGATATTACCTAGAACAATGTTTTCAAAAACAAATTGACGAATATAATAAAAACGCAAAAATTTAAAAATAGTAAAATAATTTATAGAAAAAACAACATAGTTAAATAATAATGGATAAAGCAGTACAAACAAAACGTCCATCCGCAGAATTAACAGCAACAGATAAATTGTCAGTAGATGAAATAAAAATTTTATTAGAAGATTATAAAAAAGTAAAGGATGTTAATAATATTTTAATTGGTTCATGTATTAGATATTTCATACGAGATACAAATGGAAATTTAGAATTTCAATTAGGTGGAGAAGTTATGTCAACAAAGCGTTTACCAACTCATTTGATTCTTCGTAATGGTGGATATATTTGGACAATTGAATTATTAGATAAAATTTTATTTATGAAAATGTCATCTGATGAATTAAAACAAGAATTTAATATAGTATTAAAAGAGAAAGATGAAAAAATAAAACAACTTATCTATCTCAGTAAAACATTAATAGAAAAAAATGAATTATTAACAAAAGAATTAGAACAACTAAAAAAAAGTTAAAAAATATTTATTTTGTTTTCATAAAAACAAAATAAATATTTCGTTTTATGAAAATAAAATAAATTATATAACAAAGTATATCAATGACAGAAGATATTTGTGAAGGAATGATGTTACACGAAAAATATAAATTAATTAAGCCTCTTGGTAAAGGTTCTTATGCTACTGTATGGATGGCATTTTGTTGTTCTAACAAAAAATTTTATGCAATTAAAATACATAATATTGATGACTATAATTTTGGTAAAAAAGAAGTCAATATATACAACACATTACAAAAAAAAATAGATAAACAATATATTGTTTGGATGGAAGATACATTTGATGAAAAATTACATTTATGTGAAGTATTAGAATTAATGGGATATTCATTATATGATGTATTAAAAACATATCCACATGGTATTGATTTTGAACAACTTATTCCTATTTCAATAAAAATTTTGCAATGCATTGATGAATTTCATAAAAACAATTTTATACATGGAGACATAAAACCAGAAAATATTTTACTTGATATATATCCAGATAATATATCTAATATTATTAAATCATTTGATTTATCAACATTAAATGTTACAACTAATACAAATGAAATAAAAGATGATAATTCAACAATATCAACTCAACCTATTGAAATTCATAGTGATAATTCCGATGATGATTCCAATAATCAACAATTAAAAAATATAAATATAACAAGTATTACAAATTTAAAATTATGTGATGTTGGATATGCTATTGTTTCAAAAAAAAAAAGAAAAGAAATACAAACATGCTATTATCAATCACCCGAAGTATTGTTGGGATTAAATTATGATGAATCTGTTGATATATGGGCATTTGGATGTATGTTTTATGAATTGTTAACAGGAAATCTGTTATTTAATATTGATGATAATACTACATGTAATGATGATCGTTATCATATTTATCTTATGACAAAAAATTTTGGTATGATTCCAAAACAATTAATAAAGCAAAGTAAATATAAAAATATTTTTTTTACATCTGATTTGACAAAAATTAAAGGTTTTGATGATATTCCAACAAATGAAACAATATATGATAACATACGACAACTGAACATGAAAAAAAATTATAAAAAATTTATAATTTCAATGTTTGAATTGATTTTCTCATATAATCCTAAATTACGTCCCACGGTTCAAGAATTAATAAAAATGTTTTCTGAATATAAATAAACAAAATAAGAATGAAAAATTAATATTTTTCATTCTGTTTTTGCAAAAAAAAAAGATTTCTATCTATTGAAAATTTTAATTGTTGTTTTGTTCATTACCATTGTAATCTGATGTCAAATTACGTTGTGATGAACCATCAGATTTATCAGAAGAACCGTAATACACACTACCAGAGTAAAAAGAATTGTTATCTTCCATAAAAACACACAAACTTCACATCAATTATGTTTAAATTCTAATGGAAACAACAAAATATAACCATTTTCAATTTTTTTAATATTCATACAATTATAAATAATTAAAATATTTTAATATAATATAATGGATAATCAAATGTATAATCAGATATATAAAGGGAAATATGTAATATTAAGTGAAACAGAACATCCATGGTTTAAAAATATTAAACAACATATACAACCAAATAACGAAAAAAAATATATTAAAAAGAAATCGTATAAAGATTTATATTTTTATTGTCTTATTATTATCATATTATTGTTAATCATAAACGCTATTTATAAATGAATTTATTATTATGTGTAATACATAATAATAAATAATATTATTCAAATGTCAAATCTGTAATATATTGTTTTAAATGGATTAGTTTTTTCATCAAATAATCTATTCATTTTAGTTTGAAGTAAATTTATCAAATAACAATAATTTTCAACAATCCAACAGTAGAAGGAAGCAATATTATCATCATCGTCATAATCATATTTTTGTATTTGGTATAATTCATCATTATCTAATTGTAATAATATTTTTTCTGTTTTTTCATTTTTTAGTTTATTCAATTCATCATAAGAAAACAAACATTTTATATTTTTATAGTTTTCATATTTTTTTGTTCCATATTTTAAATATTGATAAATATCATCACAATATTTTACAAACATACTATCACTACTAATACAAATATTATATGTTGGTCTTATTAATACAACATATGCATTAAACATTTTACCTAACATTGTTAATAGTAATATATTATCATTAGTTATATCATCAGATTGTACCATATTAAAATTATGATTATATACTAAAATATTTCTACCATCAATGTCACCAATTTCAATCATAAATAAAACATAATTTTTATTGATACAATATATTGAAAATCCATTTTTCTTTTTTATATTATATAATCCTCCATAAACACTTGTTCCATCATATCTTTCACAATAACATTTGTAAATCTTTTTATTTATTTTAATATCTATTCTATTATTTTTACTAACATATTTATCAGTAAAACTACTAATCAATTCTTCCAAATTGGAAGATGTTATTTTTATTTTTTTAATTATTTTAGCAATATTAATCATATTTATTTTACATTTTTCTTTTTTAGAAAATTGTAATTTGCCATTACTAATCCATTCTAAATCATAAATTTTGATATTTTCAAATTCATTTCCTTTTGATGGATAGTAATAATCTTGATTACTATTTGAAATAATTTTTAATTTACAATTGGATGAAAATATTATTTCTTGTTCATATAAAAAATTTGATAATGTTTCTACACATAATGCAACCCCTTGAATATTTTTAGGAATTTTAATACGTAATAATATTTTGCCAAAATAGTAATTTCCTTCTTCAACATGTTCAGATGGAGTATAAAATGCATCACGTGTAGAACTTAAAAAGCCATAGTCATTGATAATATCACCAACATTATATTGTTTTAAGATATCATTTTCTATAAATCTATAAAAATAATATTCTTTTTCAAATGAGGGAGATAATTGAACTAATTTATATAATTCAGTTATAATTGATTCTAATAACTTATCTTCATATTTACTAGTTCCGCGAAGATATGAATTGATTCTAAAACTTCCTTGTGATGTATAATATTGTATTAATCCTACTTTATCTTGTTGTATAATATATTTTTGATGTATCAATAACTCTCGTGCAGATATTTCTTTTTCTCTAACATTGTTACATAACAATGAAAAATCATATTTTGATAAATTATCTTTTACTTCAATTCCAAAATTTTTTGCTAAGCTTTTTATTTCAGTATCTTTATAAAATGGATAAATGTTAGAATAGAAGTTATGTAAAAATGACTTTTTTAAACAACTTGTAATTTCAAGTCCAATTTCTTTTTTATTATATTCATTAAATAATTTAACAAATGTTTTATACATTTTTTCTAGATTGAAATTATCTAAAAATTTTAATTGTATTATTGTTTTTTTATATCTGTATTGTGTAAATTTATTTTTTGAGTCCTTATATTCTTCTTGTTTGTTTTTTATTTCATGAACAATATTGATATCAGGAAATAAATATTCTTCGTAATATATTTTATCCATCATGTTATTTGGACTAAATAAAAATATACTTTCATTAAATATGTTATACAATGGAACTTTATTAGTAAGTTGTGATATATTATCTTTTATGTTTTGTTGTAATTGTTCTGGTGATTTTTCTGATAATTGTTTGAGTTCATTAATTGTAGGTAATCTTGCCTTTTCAAAATATATATCATCAAGTATTATATTTATATCATCAATCTTTCTAATTTGCTTCTCATCTTCATAAAATAAAAATATATTATTATTATTCATTATATATTTAGTTTATATTTTTACTTTTATTTGTTAAATCAAACAAGATAAATTAAATAATTTATCTTGTTTGTTTAGTTTGTTAAATTAAATAATTTATCTTGTTTGTTTAGTTTGTTAAATTAAATAATTTATCTTGTTTGTTTAGTTTGTTAAATCAAACAAATTATATATATCCATTATCACTATCATTAATGGAAAGAGCAATATTTTTAACTATACCTTTATCAATTTTAAAGTTTTTAGTTTCTGTTAAAAATTTTTTAAATTCATTACCATTCGGAGGTTTTTCGGAATAAGTATCTCTATACCAACTTTTGAATAGTGTATAAACAATTTTATATTCTTTATCACATTTCTTTTCAGATTTATCATCAATATATTCATTGTAAAAAGCCATAAACTTATCGCTATCAGAACGATATTCTTTGGTTTTCAACAAAACACATTCAGGTACCTTTAATCCATTTTCAACATAATTATAATAATAATGATGAATTAAATACCACATAAAACCTTTTTTCCATTTTTCCATTTTTTCAGGTAAATTTTTATCTTTTAAATATACATTTTCTCCTTGGGGATTATCATCAACAAATTTAGAATTAAACGGAACAACACATATCCGTCTCCATGTTCCATCTCCTGTATCTTCAATATTTGGTAACATATTACATAACAAAAACATTTTGAATTGAGGAATATAGTCAAATGGTTTTTCATACAATGTTCTTGTTGTTATTTTATCTGTTCCAGAGGTTAATGTTTTCATTAAACTTGTATACAATGTTTCTCGTTTTTCTGTTTCATTAACAGAAATAAATCTTTTTCCACATTTATTTGCAATTTCTGGTGTAGCATTGCTACTTCCTCGTTGTGTTCTTGTAAAAACAGTAATTGCAAATGTAGTTGCATAATCGCCATTTGCTTTATTCATTAAATCAACAGAAGCAGATTTACCATTAGAATTATATGTAATATATCCATTGTCCATAACATATCTTTTATTTCCATCAATTTCTATTCCAAAATATTGTTTTTCTTTTTGACATTTTTTAATTGTAAATAAATCTCCCACATTACAGTTATCATATGGTACTAATTTAAAATCATTTATCCAATCATCTTCAATTCCTTTCATGTTAAACAATATTTCTGTTTCTACTGGAATGATTTCATCATATTGTATACATGTTCTTTTTATTTTTCTTAAAAACTTATTTGCTTTTTCTTTAACAACAAATTGTTTTCTCATTAATATTGGTGCATTTATATATTCATAGTAATAAACAACATATAAATTTTTGTTAAACACATCATCATATTCTTCTATAATTAATGGTTTATGAAAACATTTTAATGCTAATCTATGTTTTCCATTAACAGAAAATTTGATATTTTTATTTGTTTTAATTTGGAAAATAACACTATTTCCTCTAAAAAGTTTTTGTACTTTTCTTTCCCTTCCATCATCACCTAAAAGCAAATCACCTATTTTAATATCTTGTATATTTTTACTTGTTCCATCAAACATCCTAATTAATGTGTTTTTAACATGGCATCCTGTTCCTGTCCACACATATATAAACTGGTCACGTATACATCCATCTAAACAACTTGCTAACGATGTTAATACAAAATCTCTCATTTCTTGTTTTGGTTGAACTTTTTCAAAAAAGTCTTTTATTTCTATAATAATTGGCGAATCATCTGTAAATGCTTCATAATCATATTGTGTTGACAAACTAACATAATCATCTGGTGTTCCATTTCTAAAACATTTATTCTTCAAATCAAAAACACCATTATCAAAACCAATTAAATAAAGATTACTATTTAATTTTTCTTCAAATTTTCCATCATAAAACATTCTTGCACATGCTTTTAATACATCTGCTTTAAATTTTGTTTGTTTTAATTTAGATACTAATTTAAGAAGATTACTTGCACGTGCTCTTATATTATCACTTGATGCTCCTTCATACATTCCCGCTTGATTTAACAGTAAACAACTATAATTTGTTAATTCTTTTGTTAATTCATTTTTTATTTTTTCTTGTAGTGTATATGCCGAATCAACAACAACCCATCTATTATCTTGATATTCATACCATTTCATTCCAGCAATATCAACACATTTATATGAATCTTTATACATTTCAAAAACAACATCTGCAATATCATCATGTGTGCCAGATTCTGCTTTTATCAATAAATCTTTTATTCTTTCTCTAATTATTTCTAAAAATCCATCTTTGTTATCCATTTTTGCCCACCAATATATGGAAGCAATTGTAAATCCATAATTTTTAGAATCATTCCATATTTTTCTACATTTGGTTTCATCAAATTTTCCTTGACATTGCTTTGAAAATTTAACAAAATCATCATAAAGTTTATTACTTACATTATGTAACGCCCATCCAACATGTATCCAATCATTATAATCATCTGCTCTTTTAGGTGATAAAATACTAATAAGTCTTTGAACTAATTCTAAATCATTGTCATCAATATGTTTATTTCCACTTTTTCTTATTCTCTCTGGCTTTTCTTCTATTGCTATATTCTCTATTTTCTTTCCACTATGATGTTGATTATAAATATTTTCTAATCTATTTATCATTATTTCATTATCATATTTTTCATTCAATAATATTTCTTCTTTATCATCAAATTTCCGTAATGTTAAAATATCAACAATATCATCATTATTATAATCATCAATATTTTCCAATTTCATTTTCCAATTGTATATTTTTGTTAATTCATATGGAGTTCGTCCTTCCTTATGTGAACCGGGCATTAATATTCCATTACTTATAATGACAGATGGATCAAATATTTTTTCATATGTATTTGTAAATGGAATATCACTAAATCCATTTTCTTTTATAATTTCATCTCTTGTTTCTTCCAATAATAAATATCTCATTTTGACATTTATTGGAATTAATCCATATATAATATGAAATCCATCCTTACAAATATTTTTTTTTTCATCATATGTTGGTTTTTCTTTTTCTAATACAAATGCTTTAATATCTTCTTTATCAACATCAAAATATTCAATTATTTTTTTATTCATACGTGAAACAATACATTCAATATGTTTGTCTAAATATTGTCTATCTTTCTTCGTTGTATTAAAATCAATATCAATAACCATTGGTCCAACTATTTTCGGACGTTCTACAACATACAAATCCATTTTCCCAACAACTCTTTTATATAATTTTATAAATTTTTCATAATCAATTCCTTCAATAGAAAAACTTCCTTTTCCATAATTTTTATCAGGTTCTAATGGTCCCATTAATGTATGTGTTATTGTTTCATCTTTTTTAGCCCTATGATTTTTCATAAATACAATAAACTCGGTTGAATAACTTTTGTCATTCATTGATAATTATGTTATCTATATTTTGAATCTTTTAAATATTAATTTTTCAATTTTTTATTTATTATTTTTTTATTTATTAATAAATAAAATTGAAAAAAACAAAACATATATAAAAGTTTTAAGTAATGTTATTATATAAATGTTATTTTGTCCTCAATGTGATTCCATACTTGACATAAATAAACAAACATATGTTATATCTGAAAATGTAACAATAAATAATGATGATATTTTAAAAAAACTTATTGATAATGAAAAATTATCTATTGATGAAATTAAAAATATAAATATTGATTTAATAACAAAAAGTGATTTTTATATTAATTTGGATAAAAAAGTAAAAAATGAATTAGACAAAAAACTTAAAACTATAATTTCAAAAAAAGGAACAGATGAAGGTGTTATGTATATTTGTAAAAAATGTGGTTATACAAAACCTCTTATTGGAAGAACATTAATTTTAAGTAAAATAGGAATGGCAAGTAGTTCAAGAATAACAATTACTCCTCAAAAAATTAGGAATATGTTACATGATAAAACACTTCCTCATACACGACGTTATATTTGTAAAAATACAGATTGTATTAGCCATACACAACATGATAAACGCGATGCTGTATTTTTTCGTTTTACAAATTCATTACAAGTTTATTATATTTGTTGTGCTTGCCAAACTTATTGGACAAGTGAATAAAAATTGAAATTATAATAATATATAAAATATATTGTTATATATTATGAACATAATATGAGAAAAAAAGTGGATGAATCAGAAGAAATACCCATTGAAGACAATGATAATGAAATTGATGAAAATGAATCTGTTTCATCTGAAACAATAAGTTTAACAGATTCTGATGATGAAAAAAAATCATTAACAGATGAATCAGAAACAGAAGTAGAAACAGAATTAAATGAAGAAACTGATAATAAAAATAATAAACAAACAGATAATGATAATGAAGAATGTATATATAAATTTACAAAAAAGAAACATCATGTTGAAGAATTATTGCAAGATGAAATTGATTATGTTATGGATAAAACACGAAAAACAGAACCAATACAAAAAAATAGAATAACAAAAAAATTTTTATCAAAATATGAACGTGTACGCATTTTGGGAGAACGAACAAAACAATTATCAATGGGTGCCAAACCAATGTTAAAAAATGTTGAAAAAATGTCTCCATCTGATATTGCAAAAGCAGAATTAGCACAGGGTGTTCTTCCTTTCTTCATTGATCGTCATCTTCCAAATGGACAAATTGAACGATGGCATGTTAATGAACTAAAAATAATGAATTAAAAAATTTAATAAAAAATTTAATAAAAAATTGAATTTTATTTTGTTTAATAAGATTTATTAAACAAAATAAATATAATTAATAAATTATTTATTAAACAAAATAAACAAAATAAGTTTAGTAAATGGATCAAACAAAACTTCAAGAATTGTATCCAGATGTTTATAATATAATGAATATTAACTTATCAAATAAACAAAAAAAATTTACAAAAAAACTAAATGAACCAATATCAAAAGCAGATAAAAGAGGTTTTATTTATGGATTTAGAAAAAAAACAGATGAAACAACAATAAATAATTTTTGGATAAAACTAGGAAGAACAGAACGATATAATCCGATGGATAGAATTATAACTGAATGGAATGGAGTACCAATATTTGTTATTGAAACAGCATATTCACATAAATTGGAAGTTCTTGTACATATCATTTTTGATTTTGCACATAAAATTCGTTATGATGAAAAAACAAATAAACGTGAAATAGAATGGTTTTATTTTGAAAAATTCATTGATGTTCCAAGTATTGTTAGTAAAATTAACATTCTTATGAATAATTTATTCAATGTAAAATCAATTAAAATTGACATTACAAATAATCCAGATGAAGAATTATCTTCTAATAAAACAAATAGAAAGTATTTTTGCTGTTTTCCATTGTTGTGTAAAACAAAAAATGAAAAATGTTTATGTAATATTGAATGTTGTTCATATAAAACAATTGTGGGTAATTTTGAAGTTGGTTGTTGTGATTTATGTTGTTGTTATGTCAACAAAATATAAATATAAAAATAATTTGTTTATAAAAACAAATTATTTTTATTTTATGACAAGATGAAAACTAAAATACATAAATAAACATAAAATACAAATAAATAGAACAAAAATTAACCAAACGACTATTTCATTTTCATACATATTATGTATGAAATATTGTTTCCGATAATTTCTATAAATCTCATCATATTCTTTAAAATCCTTATTACGAATCATTAATACACTAATATACAATAAAATTAAATTAAATAATATATCATACAATAATTTATTATTTTCAATTTTTATTTCTTTTAAAAAATCTTTTTTTCTTTCTATACATAATTTCTTTAACAATATCTAATGTTATATCTTCAATTTTAACATCAATTGGTAATTTTCTATTTATATTTTTACCTTTTTGTTTTTTTCTTATATATGTTCCATGAGGACCATTTAATATTGTATACAGAATTGAACCATCTTTTTGTTCCCATAAAATATTTTTTCTTTTTTCTTCCAATAATTTTTCAACATCATCAATTGTTATTTTTCTAGCATTTTCTTCTGAATAATCTTTTAAAGGTATTTTTTCTTTACTAACTGTTAAATAAAATCCATATCTTCCTTTACATAATGATACATTTTTACGATGTAATTTGCCCATTTCAATGGGAAATTCCAATAATTTTATTGCTTCCTCTAATGTTATTTCTTCAATTGTCAACGGTAAACGAACGGGTGCATATGTTATTTTTTTACCTTTACGACATACTTTTACAACAGGACCAAATCGTGCAATTGTTGCCGATATTTCTCTTCCTTTGTCATCACAACCAATTATACGTAAATTTTTATCAATATAAACTTTATCTTTTATATTAGCAATTTCTTCACATAAAACATTATAACATTCTTTTAATACGTCAATCCAATTAATTTTACCTTCTGATATAATATCTAATTTTTCTTCCATTTGTGCTGTAAATTGATAATTCATAATATCGGGAAAATTTTCTACCAAAAATTCATTTACAATTTTACCAATTTCAGTAGGAATAAATTTATTATTTTCTTCTCCTATATTAATTGTCTTTTCTGTTTCTTTAATTTCATCACTTTCTTTTTGCCATGTTATCATTCTAACATTTTTTTCAAATCCAGAAATATTGTCAATTTTAACATAACCACTGTTTTGTATTTTTTCAATAATTGATGAATATGTAGAAGGTCTCCCAATATTTAAATTTGTAGGATCAATTTTATTTAATAATGATGCTACATCATATCGTGATGGAGGCTTTTCATATTCTTGAATTGCATGCACACTATTTAAAATTATTTCTGTATCTTTATCTGGAATATTAATTTCATCATCAATCTTTCCTCCATAAACTTCTAAAAATCCTGTAAACATTAATTGTTCTAATTTTGTTTCAAAATAATAATTTTCATTATCTTTATTATTCTTATTATAATTTATTTTTATAATAATAACTTTATATTGTGCAGGTGCCATTTGCGAGGCTATTGTACGTTTCCATATTAAATTATACAATTTCTTTTCATCCAAACCAATTTTACGTTCTTCTATCAATTCTAAAATATTAATGTTTGATGGACGTATTGCTTCATGCGCTTCTTTTGTATTTTGTTTTTTTGATTTGTATTGTTTACGATTACTATATGATTCTCCATATGTTTCTAATACATATTTTTCAATTGAACTTAATATTTCATTAGACAAATTTATAGAATCTGTTCTCATATAAGATATATATCCTCCTTCATATAACCGTTGTGCCGATTGCATTGTTCGTTTTGATGAAAAACCCATTTTTCTAGAAGCTTCTTGTTGTAATGTTGATGTTGTAAACGGCGGTGACGGTGATTGTTTACTTGTTTTGATATTAATACAATCAATTTTACATTGTGATAAAATAATTTTATTAAATATTTCCTTTGTTTCTTCATAATTATTTATTTTTGCAATTTTTTTATTTTTCATCAAATTACATTTCCAACAATTAATTTCTGCATTTATTTTAAAATATGTCATGATATCACTATTAAAAAAATCATTTATTTCTTTTTCTCTATCAACGATTAATTCAACAACAACAGATTGAACACGCCCAGCTGATGATGCCTTTAATGTTTGTTGTAATATTTTAGATATTCTAAATCCAATTAATCTATCTAACATTCTTCTTGTTTTTTGTGAATTAACAATATCTTGATTTATTTCACATGGATGTTGTAATGCATATTTTATTGCTTCTTCTGTTATTTCATTAAATACAATTCTTTTAGGATTTTTAATATCCAATTCTTTTGCCAAACTCCATGCAATCATTTCTCCTTCTGGATCTTTATCTGATGCTAAAAAAATATCTTCACATTTATTACATATTTTTTTTAATTTTACTATAATATCACCTTTTCCTTCAATAATAACATAACGTGGTTCAAAATTATTTTCTATATCAATTGACATTTCATGTGGATCTAAATCAATAATATGTCCAACAGATGCTTCAACTTTATATCCATCACCTAATATATGTTCTATTTTTTTTATTTTATTTGGTGATTCAACAATCAGATATATCATAATATGAATTATAATACTTATTATGATATATTTATTCTTTATAAATATATGTTTAATTTTTCAATTTTATTTATATTAAAAAATAATATAAATAAAATTGAAAAATAATATAAATAAAATAACAACAATATACATATATATTATATAATTCAATGGCAACAAATTCCTTACTTTTTCCAATAAAAAAAGACAGTAAAAC